TGGATGGAGGCGGTGATTTCCTCCAGCTTCGCTTCTGCCGCCGCGATCTGCGGCGCGATGGCGGTCATGGTCCGGTAGGTATGCTCCTTGGCCTCCAGCTCCGCCAGGTCTCCCGACGGATTACCCAGGGCCTCATGCGCTGCCAGGACCTCTTCATAGGCTTTCGTCAGCTCTTCATACCGGGCGCGGTCCTCCGCTTTCATGGTCTCCAGGGAGTAGGACAGCTCCGGGATAGCGGCCTGAGCTGCCACAGCGGACACCAGGAACTTGCAAGTAGCGGTCTCCGGCACAGGGCAACCGCTGTCGGCCAGCTTCCCGGCCTCGGCCTGAGCCGCCGCAAGGCGGGATTGAAGCTCCCCGATGCGGACCCGGCTGTCTGCCAGGTGCTTGTCTTTGGCCTCCCGTGCGGCCAGCAGCGCCTTAGTAGTCTCAAAGGACTTGGCAAGCCGCTCCTGGGCCTCCGCTTTTACCGGGGCCAGGGCGTCAAGCGCGGCCTGGGCCGCCTCCACGTCCGGCTTTCTGTCGATGATGTCCTGGTACTGCCGGAGCTTTCTCCGGGCCCCCTCCGCGTCCAGCTCCGCCTTGCCGATTTCATCCCGGAGGCGGGACAGCTCCTTTAGCAGCTCCTTGTCCCGGTCCACCTTGGGGGAGAGGTCCTGGAGTTTTGCCCGTGCCGCCTTGACCCTCTCAGCGGCGTCCTGGGCGTCTCTGAGACCGTTTGCAAGGTGGCGGGCGTCCTGGTATTGGCCCTCCAGTTTCTCCAGCTCCAGAGCCTTTCTGTCTCGCTCCCGGTCATATTCCTTGGCCTGGGCGTCCTTATCCTCGGCCTGCCGTATCACTTCGGCAAGCAGAGCCTCGGCACTCTCCAGCGCCCGGAGGTCCGCCTCGCCGGATGCTACGTCATGGACAGCTTCGTCCATCTCTTCGGACAGCACCATGTCCTCATCCAGTAGCTCATCCTTTTCGCTGATCTGCTCGCCCAGGACGTTGATACGCTCCTTGAGGGCGGCGATGGTACGGCGCTGCTCCGTAGCGGATGCCTTGGCGATGTCCTCCATCCTGCCGTAGATGTCCAGGCCCAGGAGGGCAGATAGGACCTCCATGCGCCGGTCGCTGTCGGCGTCCAGGAAGAGGCCGTAGGCGTCCTGCCGGATGAGGGCGATGCTACAAAAGGTGTTGCAGTCCATACCGAGCAGCCGCTCAATGCGGGCCTGGGTCAGCTTCATGGTAGTGTCGCTCTCATCTGCCCAGGCGTCCCCCTCCGGGTTCCACCGCTGGAGGGCCAGGGTGCCGCGCCCGCTCTTGGTCCTGGTGCGGATGACCCGGTAGTCCTGCCCGCCCAGGGCAAAGGAAAAGGTGATGCTGCCGCTTTTCGTCCCGTCGCGGACCCAGCCGCCGATGTCCTCTTTCCGGGTCTGCTCGTAGAGGCAGTCCGCGATTGCGTCCATGAAGAGAGAGGACTTGCCGACACCGTTCTGGCCGTTCACCATCGCCATGTGTACCGGGGAGAAGTCAAAGGCCGCCTCCGTGTAGCTCCGGTAGTTCTTGACCTCAATCGTCCGGGGCATAAAGGCTCCGGCGTGTTTGCTGTCCTCGCGTCCATCGTCGGCCTGCTTGATGATCGGCGCGGCCAGCTCCATGAGGCGGGCCGCTTTCTCGCCGGTGATGTCGTTGGTCTCCAGCCAGCGTGACAAGCACTCGGCGGGGCCGTCGTGCTCCGTGAGCTGGTCCTTGGCGTCCAGGGCCTCCACGTCATCCGGGATAATCTCGGCCACATAAAACGCTCCGGCGTCCATCAGGCGCTTTTGCAGCTCGGCCCGGTTAAAGGCTTTTTCCTGCTCCAGTGTGCAGGAATACCGGACCCGGACCACGCGCCCATCCACATCCCCAGGATTGAGGGTGCCGCTGGAGATGAATTCGGACACGTCCTGCTGCTTCATCGTCACCGTCCGGTGTACTCGCTCCGGGGTGCGCTGGAACTCCGAGGCCACGCTCCGGTCCCCGTCTGAAAGCTGGTGCAGCCAGAAGCCATGAGCGGTCCCCTCATCGTTGAAAGTGAGCTGGTTCACGCTTCCGCAGTAGTAGGCCGGTGTGGTAGAGCTGAGGCGCTGGGGCTTGTGGATGTGGCCGAAGCAGGCCAGGTCCACGCCCGCCGCGTCGATGGTGGCCGGGAGGACCACCACGTCCTGTCCGGCAAGGAACGTGCTGCCATTGTCAGCCTCGCTCCCGCTTACCGTGTAGTGGGCCGTGAGGATGGAGGGGAGGCTCCTGTCCAGCTCCGTAGCCAGCCCCAGGATGATGTCGTTGACAAGGGCGGTGGCGTTCCGGTTCTCCGTCTCCTTATCGGCGCCAGGGCAGAAGAGGCGCAGCCGCGCCTTGTCGAAGCCGGGGACGGCCATGATCTGGACCGGCCCCTCCGATGTCACCAGGCGTTCCACCCTCGGCTCGGTGTAAATGTGTAGGTTCTTGAGGTCCGGCGTTGCCTTGCGGATGACCTCAAAGGCGCGGGGGTTATCATGGTTCATCGTGCCGAACAGCAGCACCACCGCGTCGCTGTACTCGCACAGAGGGACGATGAAGCGGGAAATGGCGTCGTTGACGTCATCCAGGGCGGTATCGGCCCACACGCGGGACCGATTGAAGAGATCGCCCGCGATGATGGTCACGGTCGGCCCCTCCGTCCGGGCCTTGTTCACAATGGCGTCCATGCACCGCAAGGTGTCTTGGCGGCGCAGATTTGCGCCGTCCTTGGTGGGGCCTGCCAGGTCCCCCAGGTGAATGTCGCCGGTGTGCAGTATCTTAATCATGGTCCGCCTCCTTTCTCGCGTCTTCCTTGGCCTGAGCTAAGGCTCCATCCAGGTAGGCCCGCCAATAGCGGCAATCCCCGCCGTCCGGCTCCCGGCTTTCCTCTTCCATGCGCTGCCGGGCAAATTCAATCACGCTCATCTCCTCTGCGCTCCTTTCATCTTCTCTTGGCACTCAGGGCAGAGGACCCGCCCAAAGGTGCGCTGACTGTACCCCACAATGTCCTCCGCGCTCCACTTACGGCCATTCCTGCTCTGACCGCCGGTAATCTCCCGGCGGCACTCCGAACAGAACACGCCCTGCGGCTCCGGGTCCGCCCAATCCGGGACAGCTCCGTACTCCGGCGATCTGCTCCAGCTATCCTCCGGCTCTTCCGGTGCCTCATCCCAGGGCATAGGCCCCTCATCCTCGTAGGGGGTGACGGTCTCGGCGGCCTGCGCCGCCGGGAGGCTCGCCCTGGACGCCTGGGTGGGCATCTCAAAGAGCATACCCATCGACTGGAGGTAGTTGCTCGCCACGGCCTGCTTGATTTCCGGGGCGTCCAGGTTGGGGACCACGCGGGCCACGATAAAGGGCTTTTTCAATTCCTCATAGGCGTAGGTCCCGGCCAGGCCCAGGGCGGCCCGGATAGCCCGCATAAAGGCTTTGCTCTCAGCCATGGCGGTGCGGTGGGGGAGGAAGCGCCGGAACTGCTGACCGTTGGCTCCGTCTTTCATCCCGGTGGCCTCCAGGGTGCAGTCAATCTCCTTGGTGGCTTTCATCAGCCGGAAGCCGCCGGACGGCTCCGGGACCCGGATAGTCACGGTGACGGCTACGTCGTGGACGTGCTCACAGGTGCCGCATACCCTGGGCTTTCCGGTGGCCCGCGCCATTTCAATGCACCGCTGGCAGCCCTCGGTCCGCTCGGTGGCGGTGTCCACGATGCTGATATTGGCCGCCGCAGCCAGCTTCATGCCGCCTACCTTGGTGATGGCAAAGGCGCTGCTGGACTTCTCGTAGTAGATGTCCTTGCTCGGCCCCCGGTTGGAGCTGTCCTGCCGGACGTCGAGCTGGACCTCGGAGACGGTGATCCGCTGGAGGTTGCTCGCTACCTGCATGGTGGTGACGGGGACCAGGACGTTGTACTTGTCCTTGGGGTACTTGTTGAGTTGGACGATGGCATTTTCCATATTGGGTAATCTCCTTTCGGCTTGACAGGGCCGGTAGGAATGTGCTACAATAATTCCAGGTTAGTTATTTTCGCGCTTGGCCGCTTCCCGTTGCACCGGGGGCGGCCTTTTCCTTTCCTAAGCCAATCAAGATGATGTCGTTGATACTCTCTTCCAGCTTCCGCAGGAAGTCCAGGGCCTCCATGAAGTCGGTCCGCTCGGAGGCATCTATCACGCCGTCAAAGGCGATTTCCTCCAGGCGGTCGGCCACGTCTTGACCGTCCTCGATGAGCCGCCGGACCCTGAGCGTCGCATGGGCAAGGGGGCGGTCGGTGGCCGTTCTCCCGATTGCCCGTCCTACCGGACAGGTAGCGCAATACCTGGGTAGGATGTCCGGGCTTTGGTAGCGCTCCGCATAGACCAGGGCGTCTTCCGGCTCCATCTCCACGTCGCCGCGCTCATGGCGTCCTATGGTCTCCGGCGAATACGGAACAACGGTTGCCGCCGTTCCCCGGCTGACAAATCCAGCCCTCATCCTTGCCTCCCGCAGATACGCGGGGGGCTTTTTTGTTGTTGTGATAGCCACTCTCATTCACCCGCTTTCTGGTATGATTTTGGTAGATGGTTCAGACCTGGGGCGCGATGCACTTCAACCGGCGGGCGGCTCTCATGGCGTTGTCGGTCAACTGCCGCTGCCATGCCCCCTGCGACGGCGCCCACCGGAAGCCCTCTCCCTTGAGTTCAGTTCGGACGTCCGCGTCGGGTTTCCCATCGAAGATGACCTGGAGGCGGTTCTCCGCGGTGTTCACCACGACCCGGCCCCCGTCGAACTCCCAGCCCTCCGGGGTGTTCTCGGTCCGCTTCTTGAGTTCTGCGATCCGGCCACGGATGCGCCGGATATTGGCGTTGTTGTTCTGGAGCGCGTAGGCCGGATAACCGATGCGCCCGCAAAAGTCCGGCGCTCTGAGCTTGGCGATGTCCTCCGGGGTGTAGCCCAGCTCCGCGAGCTTGGCGTCTCCCTTGGCCGGGTCTTTCATGCGGATGGCGGCGTTGGCCGCTTTCATCATCTCCTGGTGCTTCTCCAGGGTGGCGAGCTTCGCCTCCAGCTTCTCCACGGCCTGCGGGTCATCGGAGCTGATACCGCCGGTGCCGACGCTGCGGATTTTATCAAGCAAGCCCTGAATGTGCTTCCACTCTTCGAGCCTGCGCTCTTCGGCCGCATTCTGCTTCTTTTTCTTTTGAACTGGGAAGTTCGCTCTGCCAGATACCAGCATAGAGGGGCAGCGGGCGGCAATGGCATACTCGTCATTCAAATTTTCTGCCAATTTCCGACAGTAGAGGTCAAGCAGCCGGTCGATTTTCTCATGGTACATGGGGTCCACGCGCTTCTTCTGGCGCTCGGCCAGATCGGTAGCCTCATCCACCTGCCTCCGGTATGAAGCCGTGGCGCTTCCCTCGCGGTAGGTATAGTGGCTGTTTAAGTCGTTGGCGGTGCGGGCGGCCTCTTCATTGATGGTGTAGTAGCTCATTTCTTCGCGGCTCCTTTCTTAGTCTTCACAATGCAGATCAGGGCCTCGCTTCGCCACATATCGTAGATGTCCTGGAGCTTGTTGGCGTTGCGGTAGTTCCGCATACTGTCATAGCGCTTCTTAGCCTCTTGCGGGGTATCGTACTCAAAGACCATGTTCTTTTTCTCGCTGTCCGCGAGGAATGCCTTGAGCGCAGTTGTCTCTTCGCTGTCCTTGCGGCTATTCTTCCGCTGGGGAAGCACTTGCAGATTGTAGGTTATTTTCACGCTTATTCCTCCTATGCCGAGTACACAAGATGGTCCTCGGTGATGATGTCTTCCCAGGTCATGCCGTCCGTGCCTGGGATAGGGTCATCCAGGCTCACAGTCTTAATGCGCCTGGATTGCTTGCGCTGCTCGTTGCCGATTGCACTCCGCATGGCAGCACAGGCGATGGTGGTAAACTCATAACGGTAAAGGTCCGGGCGGGCAAACCACCGCTTCACAGCCAGCAGATAGCCGAACACGGCAACGTCGAGGTATTCATCCACCGGGAGGCCCCGATGTCTGACGTACCACTCCACAAGCCGGTAATGCTGCTCGGCTACGCTCCGTTCCGCCGGAGACAGGGTCGTGAGGGTCTGACGCCTGCACATAGTACCCCCCCCCGCAGCTTCGCTTCATCGTTTCGGCCCCCTCTCAGCAGTAGATCGGGTCCTTGCCACGGGGGACGGTCTCACCCTGGAAGCAGCAGCCGCAGAATTGCCAGATACCGTTAGGCCACTCTCCGGCCACACGCTTGAACGTGTAGTAAGTAGGCCGGAGCCGCCCGGTCTCCGGGTCCTCCCGGTGGGAGTACGGTTCGCCCATCTGAGCGCACCGGGCGCTCATCGAGGCCGGAGGCAGACAGTCCATGGCGTCATCCACAACGGCCTGCTCCACATAGTCGCCTATCTTGGCCTCGGAGTAGTTGAAGTTCTCCTGGGTGAAGATCGGCTTGCCGTTGTACTTGGCCGGGCGGTCCTGGCAGTCGCACCGCTCTCCGGGGTCAAGCGCCGCTCCGCAGCGGTCACACTTGCAGGTCCACATGATTTTTTCTCCTTTCCTTGACCGGTCCAGGTTCTCAGCTCCCAGCCGGTGAATACCAAGATTGCCGCGCTCGCGGGGATTGAAAAAGCCCCGGCGGTCTGGATTTGAAGCTGGATGACATCAATCATCAGTAGAATGAGGCGGGCCGTCACCATAGCCGCAAGGCAGAGGACGGACAGCCGGTAGTAGGCGCGGGCATAGCTCCGGCGTCTCTTGCTCTTCTCCATGGCTACGCCCCCCGTCTCGCGGACGCGTTCAGCTCATCCAGGCCGTAGCGCTCATGGAAATACCGCTTGATGACGCGCCCGTCACAGGTGCATTTGCCCTGGTTCTCCAGCTCGCGGTTGAGGCTCTTGATGACCTTGTAGCTCTTAGACTTGGAGTAGCCCAAAATCTGCATCACGTCCTCCACGAAGTAGAACATATCGTGGGCGGTCTTGAGGGGCTTCATCGCCATGGGTCATGCCTCCTTTTGCTCGTAGTTCGCCATGTACTCCCGGACAATGGGGATGAGCTGGTGGCCTGCACAGCGGCCCGTGGTGGTCTCAATCAGCGTCGTGTACTTGACGCCGGACCGCTCGGCCAGCTCTTTCACCGTCATTCCGGTCTGTGCGGTGAAGAGCCGGACCTCAATGCCGAAGTCGGTCTTCGGCTTAACTCGGTTTGCCGTTCTCATGCTTGGTTCCTCCTTGTATCTAATTTATACGGCTTGTTTTTTGGGACGTTCTGGTATATACTGTTACCAGGTGTCCCGGCGCGGAATGAAGATAAAATCTCCATCTACCGGGTCGCAGGGTTCACCGTCAAAGGCGTTGCCCTGCTTCGTGCAGATGTCCGGTTTTCGGCCAGCTCGCGGGTCCACGTCCACCAGGAGGCGGCCCGTTCCGTCATCGTAGACCGGGCGGCTCCAGCTATCCCGGCCACGGTGGAAGATGGGCAGCAGTCCGCAAGTGTGGGGGTGGTAGGCCACACCCACGGCGTTCTCCAGCTTTCCAGCAGGCGTCCCGTAGATGCTTTCCCCGTTCGGGGTCAGCAGGGATAACATCTCTGACATCGAGGCTCCATCCCGGACGCTCCAGTAGGTGATCGGGGCGGCGTCGCAAACGACGCTGCGCCCTCCCGACCGGATGCGGATGACTTCGCACCCACAGTTCTTGCACTTCATCGGTATCAACCTCCAATCATAAGCTGTCCGGGAACACCACCAGACAGGCGGGATGCGGGGTCAAACCGCCTGCCGTCCTGAAAGCCCAGGGTGCGGTAAGCATCGCGCCAGCCGCCGGTCCGCTCAGTACCGAACTGCGTCTTTTTCCCCATGTCGGCCATGCTGTCATCCACAGCTTGAGGGACTACCATCACAAGGCCCCATTCCTGGTGCTGCTCTTCCTGCTCCTGAAAAGCCTTGCTCACTCCCCGGGCAAACCCCCAGCCATAGGCGTTGCACTTCTCGCGGTAGGTTCCTGGAGGGTCCTTGGGGTCCCTGACGAATTGGGCCTTGATACCGGCCATGACACACTCATGGGCGTATATCACAATTCGCTGGGCAATCTCGAAGTCCTCTTCCAGCCCCACCAGGCCAATCTTGTTCTTCTTGCTACCGGCGCTCCGGTAGCGGTAGGCTCGGCAGCAGTAATGCTCCGCAACAACAGCGGAGAGGGATGCGGCCCAGGGATTGGTCATGGCGGTGCAAGTGATGTCCAGGACCTTGCGGATGACCTTTTCCTTTTTGGCCTTTTTGACGTCCTCGGGTCTGAGCTTGTGCTCGGCCATGAGTTCGCGGGCCTTGAGCAGCGCGGCCTTGGCCTCGTTCTCATTCGGGCTTTCTGCCAGGGCCAGCAGCTTAGCGATTTTGTCCTTGATGTTGGTTGCCATGCTCTTGCCTCCCTCTCAAACTTTCAGGTAGTGGATGTACCATCCACACCCGGCGGGGCCTTTGATGTCCGCCGAGTAGTCTCGCCCTCTTGAGATCACCTCGTACCGCTCCGGGTGGTCCATCATGTGGCGGACAGCCCTTGCATAGCGGGTTCGGTTGGAGGTTCTGAAAATAAACATTTGGTTAGCTCCTTTCGCACTTGGCCGCCGTTGCACCGGCGGTTAAGGGGTTATAGTTGTGTGGGCAGCTTCTCTCAGGTGGGGGGAGTGGCGCATCGCCGCCCCCTCGCCGTAGTAGTAGCGGTAGACCTCCAGGCGCTCCGCGTACCGGATGTCAAGCACTTTCTCAAAGGCCCGCTTGATGGTCTGGTAGTTCTTGAGGTTCTTCTCACACCAAGTCCGGCGCTCCTTGAGGTTGCGGGCCATGTTCATGTGAGCCTCTGCGGACAGCTCATAAATCCGGCTGACCGCTTCATCCAAAGTAAACACCGCATTCTCTCCTTTCAGCCATTTCAGGCACTCGGCCTGGGTCCCAAACTCTTCCGTCCAGGCGTTGCCGGTGCTGTTGTCAATCCCGGTCCAGGTGCCGCCGGCCTCTCCCACCAGGAAGAGGCCCAGCGGCTCATACCGCCCGGTCTCAAAGCCGGAGGCCAGCAGATCGGCGGCCTCGGCCTGGGTGATTTCTCTTGGTCCCGTCTCACTCACCCCACTTGACGCGGTAGCCGTTGTACTTGAAGTTCTCGACGGCGGAGGCGGCCATCCGCATCCAGTCCGCGAACTCCCTTGCTTCACCCGCTAAAACAGACCCGATGGAGGCCCAGCCTACCTTGAGGGAGATTACGCCTGTTTCATCATCCGTGTAGTCATCAAGGCTGATGTGGTGCTCTCTGAACTTCTCCCGCAGCTCATTAAGCGCGGCCCAAAACTCGCGGTATGTGACCGTCTTGTGCTCTTCCTCTTCGGGTTTTACCCAGCGGACGCCCCGGTAAACCTTTCCGGTAAACCGAGTGATGATTTCGTCAATCTCGGTTTCCTGCTCCCGGATGCTCTTGTTGACCGCGCAGCAGACAAAGTTGTTTTCCATGCCGCTGTCCCGCATGGCCTCGCAAGCGCCGATGATTTGCTGGTAGCAGTTCCAGGCGATGCGCCGGTCATCGTTGGTGTCCTCAAAGTCCTTGAGGATGGTCTCGTACTTGCGAGCAAGGACCTCGCGCTGCAATTCATACTTGTTGCGTTCCATAGGTTAGTTATCCTTTCTGCCCTCGTAACCTCCGGGGCGGGCGGTCATCACTCAGCGATGATGTAATCGCGCTTCATGCAGTTGATAGTGGCCCTGGCTCTTCCGGCCACATCTTCTGCCTGTTCCCGCGCCTGGCGCTCCAGCTTGGTCTTGCCGATAGGAACCGCGCTCAAAAGCTGGTCGATTTCTTTCAGCAGCTCATCCAGGTCATCCAGGTAGGCTTCTCGGTTAGTCATGGTTTTCCTTTCCGCCGGTTGCACCCGGCCTTTTGGCTTCGGGATGGTCCAGAGGTTGCCGTTCGTACCGCCGTTACCGCCTGCCGGTCATCCCCGGAGCTATGCCCGCTTCCGACCCGGCTTTCACTGCCGCTTCCTGTTTTATCCTCTGGCCCGTTCCCTGGGCCGTTTGTTTTTGGGTTTTTACCTTATTCCTTTGGCTTGATTATATTATATCACATTTGGGGTGTAAGTCAATACTTTGGGAGCTAACGAATGAAAAATATTTACCTTATTTTTTGGGTACTTTGCATACCGCTTGGGAGGTGTTTCGATGACAATTTGCGAGCGGCTTTTCCATGAGCTTGACTCCAGAAACCTAACCGCATACGCGCTTTCTAAATTCATCGGCGTCAATACAACAACAACGACAAACTGGAAGCAGCGCGGCACCGACCCGCCTGCAAAGTATATAGCTCCCATCTGTGAATTCCTCGGCTGCTCTGTGAGCTACTTCCTGACCGGCAGCGACACGGAGCCAGAAACGAAAAAAGCGCCCGCCCCCGGAATATCCGAGAACGGACGAGAGATGCTGGAGCTTTACGAGAAGCTGCCGGAACGGGAGCAGCTACTCTTGATAGGCCGCCTCCAGGAGATGACCGCGCCCCTGCTGGGCGAAGTCAAAAAGAGCGGCGTTGCAGAGGCCAGGTCCTCTGGCGGGAAGGCCGGGTGATCTATGTGGACTTTACCGAATAAGCCTTGCTGCAAAACTCCGTTCTTGAGGTATTACGCAACCGGAAAAACCATTTGCCGTCGGTGCTTGGAGCTTGATGGGTTTTGCTTCAAGTGGGAGGATGCGGAAGCTATCGAGGCTACGCTTTCCTGCGGGTGTCCTCACGAGTGGATGACTTTTGATGCTGAGAACAACTCCCCAGTTGACGATCACGCCCGCGCCGGGTGGACCGTCGGGCTTTCTGCCTCCGGGGTTCCTTGCCTTGAGCTATGTCCGCCGGAGCTTTTGGCTCTGGTGGAGAAACAGAGGGCCGCGACTACTGCCTACGAAATTGAGGCCGCGAAAATCGAAGCGCTTTTTAACGGCCCTCCCAGGGACGATATTGCCCCCAATGAGGTCGCCTTTTGGCATAATGTGAAGATGTCCGAGGGTGCGCCGTTCCAGGAAGCGATGCGCCAGAAGAACCGGGCAGATCGGGCCGTGTGGAACTACGTCGAGAATGTCCTCCGCGTCTCCCAGGGCCTACCGAAAGTGGGTGAGGGATGGGTCAATGAGATGCGCCTTTACCGCGCCGTTGAAGTGCTCTTCCCGGATGATGAGGTCATCCATCATTACCGGGCCGACTGGCTCGGGCGCCTGGAATTGGATGTGTATGTCGTTCAAGCGAACATCGCTTTCGAGTATCAGGGAATACAGCATTATGAACCGCTGGACCATTGGGGAGGCGAAGAGGCCCTTGAACGCAACCAAGAACGGGATGCCGAAAAGTCCAGACGGTGTGCTACGCACGGTACGCCTTTGGTCGAGGTTAAATACACAGAAAAGGTTTCTGTTGACCTTGTGACCGATAAGCTGCGCCGCCTTGGTCTGCTGGAATAGCCTGTGGAAAACTCCGTGGAAAAGCTGTTGAAAACTGGACTGCCAGAACGGACACCCAAAAAATGAGGTCCTAATCAGGACCTTATTTTGAAAAATAGGGTCTTAATCAGGACTGAATACCCAAAAAATGAGGTCCTAATCAGGACCCATAATAAGACAGTATGTATATAAGACTTAGTAATTATAATATTCCTCTATGCGCGTGCGCGTGCGCGAATAGAGCGTACATCGGTATTGGAGGTTGTGAACTGTGGAAAACTTGCCTATCGGCTATCTGAGCTGCCGGAGCTGCGGCTCCATCGAAAACTGCGCGGACCTGGTCTCCGGCCTCTGCCCTGTATGCCGGAGGGAGAGGGCGGCCCACCTTGCCCAGCTCCAGAGCGACTACCAGGAGGCGCTGCAAGCCGGGGACCCCGCCGCCTCTGTGGAGATCGCCCAGCTCATCCGGGACTACCAGCAGTCCGAGGGCGTCCGGCTCAAGAACGTGCCAGAGGCCTACCGGGTCTCCTGAAAAGGGGCCTGTGCGTATTTGGCCCGTGGGAGGCCCTATAAGCGCTTCTCCGTTCTGGGGGTCCTGGTATATTCATAGACCCCCTATCGTGGCTCCTGGGCCGTCCTGCACCCGCTCTGGCATGAATTTGGGAGACTTCCGAAAGGGTGATTGAAATTCCAGCATACAAAGACGAACTGAGGAACACATGGTACGCGTCGTTTTACTACACCGACTGGCAGGGCAAGCGACGCCTCAAAAAGAAGCGGGGCTTCCAGCGCAAGAAGGACGCCCAGGCGTTTGAGGAAGAGTTCTTGCGGACCCGCGCCCGGAGCTGTGACATGACCTTTCGCTCTTTCGCAGAAATCTACCTGGGGGACATGGAGCCGCGTCTCAAGCGGACCACCATGCAGAACAAGCGGTATCTCATCGAGCACCGGGTCCTCCCGTTTTTCGGGGACCTCCCGCTCAACGAGATTACCCCGGCCCACGTTCGCAAGTGGCAATCGCAGCTTCTCGCGGACAAGGTGGCCCCGACCTATGCAAAGACCATCAACAACCAGCTTTCGGCCATATTCAACTACGCCTGCAAATACTACGGCCTGGGTATCAATCCGGCCCGCCTCGCCGGTAGCGTGGGCAAGAAAGACGCCCAGGAGATGTCATTCTGGACGGTGGAGCAGTTCAACCAGTTCATCCCTCACGTCAAGAAACTGCCCGCCCGGACCGGCCTGTCCGTGCTGTTCTGGACCGGCCTGCGGATAGGGGAGCTGCTGGCCCTCTGCCCGGAGGACATAGACCTGGAGGCCCGGACCCTCACCGTCCGCCGGAACTTCCAGAGCGTAGAGGGCGAAGAGGTCATAACGGACCCAAAGACCCAGCGAGGCCGCCGGGTGATACCGCTGCCGGAAAAGCTGTGCGATGAGATACGGGCCTATGAGAACGCCCTATACGACCCCCAGCCGGATGACCGGCTCTTCCCGTTCACGAAGCACTACTTCCGGCGGGCGATGCTCAAGGGGTGCGCGGAGGCCGGCATGGACCCTATCAGGCTCCATGATCTGCGCCACTCCCACGCCGCCCTACTCATCCACCTGGGGACACCTATCCTGCTGGTGAAAGAGCGCCTGGGCCATGAGGACATACAAACGACGCTGCGGACCTATGGGCACCTATACCCCACCACCAGCGATGAAGCAGTCAAAAAGATGGATGATTTGATGCGTTAATGCCAAAGTAATGCCACAGAAACAGAAAAAGCCCCGCAAACCCTTGATTTATCAGGGCTTGCGGGGCTTTTGTACTTTATTCCCATT